TGGGCGGCGCTCACAGCGCGTCGATGGCGCGGGCGATCCAGCGCTGGTAGCGCTCCTGCACGCGGCTGTCGCGCTCCAGCTGGTGCACGCCGGCCCAGAGCGCGTCCATGCGCTCGCGTGTGGTGGCCGGGCGTGCCGGGATCGGCCGAGCCAGCAGCGCGTCCACCCGCGCGGTGGTGGCGGCGTGCTCCGCCTCGATGGCGTCGATCTCCGCCAGCAGGGCGGCGATGTCGGTGTCGGTGGCGGTGTGGTCCATGGCGGTGCGTGTGGTGGTGGTCGGTGTGGGGCGCCGTGGTGACGCCCCCGTGTGTGCCCCGCTCAGGGGCGGGTGACGGTGTAGCCGTTCGCCTCCAGCAGGGCGATGGCGGCGGCGATCTCGTCGCCGGGGAGCGCGGGCCGGGCGGCCGGTGTGGCGGCCAGCTCGGTGGCGAGCCCGCGGTAGAGCCGCGCGTCGGCCTCGGCCAGCTCGCGGAGTGAGGCGCGGAGCGAATCAGCGATGACGCCCATGAATGGTGGTGCGGGGGGACTCGCCCACTGTGCGCCAGAACGTCACGCCGTAGCGCATGGCGGCGAGTAGTGCAGCTGTACCAGATTCGGCCAGATCGACTGCGGCGCAGCGGGTCTGGCCAGGCTGTGCCGGTGACGTAGTGGCACACATAAGCGGAAACTGGCACACTCGCTGCACACGGTTGTGCGCCAGATTGTCACAAGGGGTGCCGCATTGTGTATCCGCTCAGCACAGAAACACGCTGCCTAGGCCATGCGTACTAGCGCTGAGATACATTGCAACGACTAGGGTTTGCCCGATTTAGTACGGCCGTACCTGTGGGGAACTCGATTTCCACAGGTGTCACACTCAGCTTCGTTACATCCGGTCACAAACAAGGGTGAGCGGATGTACTACAGGCCCAGACCCACTGCGCCGCAGCTAGTCTGGGTCATAAGTAGCTCAGGCGTACCACTCAAGCAGGCACAGGCTGCGGGTACAGGCGTACCACCAGCCGCTCCAGCGCCTCGCGGGCGGCCTGGACGGTGGCCGTGATCGGTGCGATGGCCGTCACTGGCTGCTGCGGGAGCACAGCGCAGGAGCGCTCGCTGATGGTGTGCAGCGCTTGGCGGGTAGCGCGACCGGCGCGGTAGCACCAGGCGGCGGCGGCGAGCGTGGCGAGCAGGGTGAGCAGCGCGGCGTCGCGGGCCTGCTGGCGGTGCGCCCAGCACCAGCGGGCGGCGGCCTCGATGGCCAACAGGACGCGGGCGATGGTGTCGAGCACCTGGCGGCGGTGGGCGTAGGCGAAACGGGCGGCAGCAGCGGTGCTGGTGGCGATAGCGCGCAGGATCCGAAGCGCCGTGGTGGCGGTGGTGGTCATGGTGGTGAGTGCTGGTGATGCCAGCCGGAGCGCTCAGGCTCGACGGCTGGCGGGAATGGTTGGCGCTCGTGGTGTCCCGTCGTGTGCGCCGATTCCGGGGTGGGCTCCTCGTGGCTTGCGCCGGGGTGCTCACGTCCGCCCCATGTCCAGCACCATAGCGCGCGGCGTTGCGGCTGTGCAACGGCACCACGGGCAGCGGCCGGGTCAGGGGCTGTACGCTGCCTGCAGCGGCGTGGGGTGGTTCCCTGCCGCCCTCGCCGGTCCATGGCCGTGCGTGGTGGTTGGGGTCGCTCCGGCGGCCCCGCACCCACGCTCAGGAGCGCTGCACGGGCCGGACTGACAGCACCTCCACGCCAGGATGCAGCACCCGGTAGAGCCAGCCGGCGGACCACTGGGACCGGGCCTGGATCAGCTCGTCACGGGTACGCGTGGGGTCGAGCCGGATGGTGACCCACCAAGGGCTCATGGCTCGGGCGCTGCTGGGGCAGGTTGCCGGGGCAGCGGCAGGGCGCGGGCGGGGAGCCAGGGTCCGCCAGACCAGTTGATGCCGTAGGTGCGATCCAGCAGCTTCCACCCCCAGTCGTCGTCGCTGTCACTGAGCTGCTCGCCCCAGAACCAACACCTCCCCTCCGCATCGCAGTCTTCCGGCCCCGGCAGCCGCTCGCTCACCGGCACCGGCTCGATGGCGGGGCGGGCGTAGCGGGCGATGGTGGCACGCAACAATTCCTTGAGACTTGCCCCCTTGCTGAACATGGCTTCAGTTAGCTGCTCAAGCTCCTCATCCATCGGCCCCACCGTCTCCGGCTGGGCCAGGGCGGCGTCAGCCTTGGCGATCACGGCGTCGGCTGTGCTGATGTGTTGGGTGCCGTCTTCGTGGTGGATCACGCGGATGGCGTTCTCCAGCGCGTTCAGCAGCTCAGCGCACAGGGCGCGGTAGTCGGTGCTCATGGCGTGTCGGTGGTGGTGATGGTCTGTCTATCGCGGCCCTCAACGATCGCCAGCCCCCGGCGCAGGTAGCCGTAGTTCCTGACGTGGCTCACGCCAGTGACGGCTCCGCACAGATGGCAGGTGCCTTCCCAGCAGGTGCAGTCGCCCTGCAACGGGCTGCCCCAGGCGCGGCCGCAGGGGTCGCAGACGTGGGCGGCGCTCCAGAGCTGGGGCAGGGTTGGTGGGTCGATCATGGCTGCGGCTCCCTGCTGCGCATGGCGGCGTGGAAATAACCGGCGCCATCGGTCCAGTGTTCTGGGTCGTGTGGGTCGGCGCCGGACAGGATGCGGGCGATCTTGTGGCAGATCATGTCGAGGGCTTCGCGCTCGCCCGGGGTGAGGCGCGGCCAGTTGCTGCCGCCGTAGCGCATGGCGCCCTTCATCTGCTGCGCCAGCTGCCCCACGGCTTCCATGCCGCCGTGCTGGTGGTCGCGGTTCGGGATGGTCATGCAGCGTCTCCGGGTGTGGTGCGCGGCCGCAGCTCGATCACCTCGGCGTTCAGCTGGGACAGCAGCCAGCCGGCAGCGTCCTGGTGGCCGGCATGGTTCAGCTCCGCAGCCAGGTAGCGCAGCAGGTCGCGGATGCACTCGTCATGACCCTGGCCATCGCGGGCGGTGGTCAGGTAGTGCGTGCTGCAGCGGGTGGGGAGTGTGGTCATGGTCATCACGCAGCAACCGGCTGCTTGCGGCGGCCCTTCGGCCGGTGTTGTTGCTCGGGCAGCACCTGCCCCTTGATGCGGGCGTAGCGGGCGTTCAGCGCTGCCCACACCTCGCGGTCCTTGAACTGGAAATGCACCGTGCCTTTCTTGTAGGGACGGAAGTGAAAGAAGCCCCAGTCGTACCACTCGCCCGGCCAGTATTCGTTGGCGCTGATGCCTTCAGGCGTGCCGACCTCCTCGAAGGTGCGGCCGGTGATGAAACACAGCGCCTTGATCAGGTCGCGGATCTCATCCCACCGCGGCCCGTAGGTCTGGATCCGCACGAAGCCCCGGCCGCTGTATGCCAGCTCCGCCAGGTGGTCGCTGATGAAGCGCTCGTTGAGCATGTAGCCACTGTTCGTGGCCCAGCCTTCCACGCCGTAGCGGTTGTCCTTGGTGTACTTCGTCAGGCTGTCGATGGCTTCCTCCACCGCTCGGTCGATCCGCTGCTCCTGGGTGCCGGCGACGATCTGCAGCATCCGGTAGATGTTCCGCTCGGTGAACGGGATGCGTGACTGCTGCTCGACAAAACGGTTGATGTCCTTGGCCAGCTGGCTGGTGGCCATGCCCTGCGGCAGGAACTCCGCAAAGACGTGCTGCCAGGCCTGCTTCTGTAGATCCTTGCGAAACCGGTTGCGGGTGACAGCCTGCCCCTCGATCGTGACCTGCAGGCCCAGATCCTTACCGAAGAAGCCATCCAGCACGTTGCGCAGCCGGACGCCGGCCGCCACCTGCTCATCGAAGATGCGGCACGCCTCGACATAGCGGTTCACGATGTCGCGGCTGCGGCGGTAGGGGATCAGGCCGTGGCCCTGGGCCTCGATGTCGTCGGCTCCAAGGAAGAAGCCGTCGAACTCATCGCCGCCGGGGCGGGCGCCGGGCTTCGTCAGACGCAGCAGGCCGATGGGGGCCTGTGTGGTGCGCTCGGCGTCGGTGAACACCGGGCCGAGGTTCTCCTTGCTGCCGTAGCCCTCGATCAGCTTCGCGACCTGCGCCTGCTTGCTGGTGGCCCGCCACGGGTCAAGCGTCTTCCAGTTGCACAGGCTCACGATCTCGCAGCCGGGTGGCGCCACCTGCCAGGCATGGAGGATGTGATCCTCGTCCGCGCTGAACGGCGGGTTCATCACGATGGCGTCGACGTGGCTGACCTGCTCGGCCGTCACCGTGAGCCAGTCCGCGGCGATCAGGCGGCTGCCGGCGATAGCGCCCAGAATCGCCCGCAGCTCTGGTTCAGGCTCACAGCAGAGCACCTCGGTAGCACCACGGGCCTGGCACTCGCGCACCAGGTTGCCGCTGCCGGCGCTGGGCTCCAGCACGACCCGGCCACGGAGATCAACCGGGTCGAGCATCGTGGCGGCGACCTCGGGTGGGGTGGGGTAGAAGTCGGGGCCAAACAGGGTCACGCCACCACCTCCAGCTGCTTCACGCCATGCACTTGGTACGCACCCCAGCCGGGGGTGATGTCCGCCAGCCCTGCAGCAGCCACGGCTGACAGGCGGCGGCTGACCTGCGACTGGCTGCAGCCCCAGCGTTCGCGCAGGGTGGCGACGGGAATGGCGCCGGGGTTAGCCCGCAGGTGGACCAGAGTCAGGTAGTCCAGCAGGGTCTGGTCGCTGGCCTGCCCACGCAGGGACAGGACTCGGCTGATGGGGATGATCATTTGCCTGCCCTGCGGAGGTGCTCCCTGGCGTGCTCCTGCCACGCCGCCGCGTAGTCGCTGGCCTGCTTCAACTGACGCATCACCTCGTCGCGTTCAGCCCGAGCTCGCTCCCACGCGCCGGGCTCCTGGGGGTAGAAGTCGCGGGGGTTGCATGTGGCAGCGGC